TGGCTTTCAAGGGCGTGTTGAACGGAGCGTAATTTCTCCCGCTGTTCTGCCATACTTGCAAACTGCGGTGTACCCTTAAATTTTTCAATCATCCTTTGCCGTTCTGCCTCGGCTGCGTCTTTTTCTTCGTCCTTCCTTTTCTTTTCTGCCCTGTCCCTTGCTTCATCCAGCTTTCTGTTTTCTTCCGCTGTAAACCCTTCTAGTTCATCCCCCCACGAATGGATATTGTCAGTGAGTTTGTCACCCATACGATCAAGCGTTTTCTGAAGTTCAAAATCAGCGTCACCCAGAATCTGCGGGATTTTGTCAACGGCATGTGCAACTGCGTCCGGCAATTCCTCCCAAGCCTTTTCATGCTTTTTGATGCCGAACTCTATATCGAGAAGGTGTTCTAGAGTGCCTGCCGACATCAAACCCATTTCCTCATCCATATCGCCCAGAATGGATTTTAACTGTATCTCTTGTCTATCCATGCTAGACATCCAGGCATCCCAGTCTGATTCCATCTTAGTGGTTTCTTCATCAACAACTTTTCCCGCTAGTCTGGCTGCTGCTGCTATCTCCTGTGCGCCGGTCATGGATTCATCCCCGGCTTCTTGGAAGGCTTCCGCTATGTTACGGGTTGCCGTTGCTGTCCTGACCGCCATTTCCTCAGTGATCCCCGTGGCTTTGTCTATCTCAAATCCCCAGCCTTTTGCACTGGCTATTACAACTTCTGTGCTTTCCTTGAAATTGACGGCCATCTTCTCACTGGCTCTGCCAACGTCACCCATATCTTCCTGGGATGCTACCGCAGCCATGGCGATTTCCCGTTGGCTGTCACTGGCGGCTTCACCTACATCCGAGAATGATCGTTGGCCCGTATGTGCCCATTCCTCCATGCCGTCTGCCATGTTGTCCAGTTTCCCGATCCCCTCATCAATCTTCTTTTTCAGGCCATCTAATCCAGGGATAAATCCGGCGATAGCAGATGCAGCTTTGGCGAACATCTTGATGTATTCGACGAAACCTTTTACGAATAGGGCTACTCCCTTCTTGACGATCTCGATGATTTTATCCCAGTTCTTCCATATCAGGATGCCCGCCGCTATTGCGGCAGCAACGGCGATAATCACCAATGTCACCGGCCCCATCGAAAGATTCAAAGCGATAAATGCTCCACTTAATATCCCGATGGCGGCGGCTATAGTGGGCAGTAACAGGAGTAACGGTCCGACGACCAGCAATATCCCACCGATGGCAACGGCTGCCAGTGCAAGGGCCTTCGTTAGATTGGGATGGGCCTCCGTCCATTCGATGAACCGGCGCATAGCTTTCTCGATCATAGGGAGCAGCGTTTCCAGGACGGGTAGCAGGGCATCCCCCATGACTTGGAATAAGTCCCCGGTCCGGTTCTTCAACTGGGTCATGGGGTCGGCGGCGGCTTCGGCCTGGCCTCCGAATTTAGCCATTATCTCAGTCAGGACCGCCGTGCTACCGGCGCCCTTCTCTACTTCGATCCCGTACCGGCCGAGGGCCGTTTCCTCTCCGCTGATAGCACGGGCCACCAGGGTAGCCGCGGCTCCCAGGTCCATATTCTTTCCGGCAGCCAGGTCCATCGTGGGGATCATGGCGGCCATCGCGTCCTCGTAGCTACCGCTGACCAGGACTAACTCCTGTAGGGCCTTCCTCTGTTCCTCATCCCCGAAGTTGGTCTTGCGTTGTTGGGCCGCTATGACTTCCTCTATCTTCTTCTTCTGCCCGTCATAGCTGGTCCCGACGTTCTTCAATGCCTGGTCTAACTGACGGATCCCGACTTGCTGGTCCAGGGAGGACTTGACCGATAGCGCGGCGATTCCGGTGATGGCCCCACCGATGGCGGTAGCCGCCAGGCCGATGGCGCGGCGATGCTTCTGGAAGCCTGCCGCCAGCTTGCCCATATTCCCTTCGACCTTCTGGAACTGGGCGGAGGCCTGGTCTTTCGCCTGGATCAGGACTGATACAGTCGCGGCGTCAGCCATCGGATTCCACCGCCTCCACCATCTCTTTCCAGAGCTCTATCTGGGCCGGTTGCATCTGTGAAGCATCTTGATTATGTTGGGCTTTCGCTGACATCAATAACCTGTAGTCCAGGATATCCCGGACCAATCTCCAGTCTTCATCCATCACCTCGCTGGGCAGACAGCCGAAGCTCTCGCAGACCACGCTGATGGTCGCCGCTATCGGCTGGGGGCCGTCGCCAAGGATGTATTCCCCGAGGTAGCGGAGCCTTTTTTTCGGGTTTCGGGTACCTCTTGTCCACCGGCCGCGTTGACCAGCCACAAGAGTTCGTCGGCTGATAGCTCCTCCAGGATCTCCGGGTGCTTGTAGGGCTGATCGATCGGTTCGCCGACGAGGTCCGTCCAGTTCCATTTGATGATCCGTTTCGATAGCTCCTTGCAGAGCTCTGACAAGCTCTCTCCCAGGCCTTCGGGGTTCTCGTTCCCTCGTTGGAGCCGGGACAACTGCATGACTTCTTTGACGGCCATGACCGGCATGATCTCCACCCACTCGCCGATGTGGACGTAGTGAGGGACCCCGGGATCCATGACTTCCCCGTCCGTTATGACCTGCCCGATATTGATCGCGCAGTCGTCGGCCATGATCTTGATCGTCGGTATCTTGGGCTTCATGAGCCTCTCCTAGTAAAAGATAGCGGCCCCGCGGGGATCTACAGGAGGTGCAGCAGACCTCCCGCGGGGCTGCCTTATCGCTACCCTCTGGTCGGGGCAGCGGCGTCCGCGGCGGCCGACCCGCCGTTGTGCCGGAAACTTGCGCTATAGGTTATCGGCCCTCCGACAGTGCTGGTGATCGAGTAGGAAGTCACGATGGCAAAACCGTTATACCCCGTACTGCCATCCGGTTCAAAATCCCATTCTTCACCTTCCAATCCTAGTTCCCCGAAGATGGTCACATCGCCCTGGCTGCTTGCCAGGTCGGCGAAACCGCTCACGTCGACAGTCGCCGTCGGCTTCCCCGCAAGGAAGTTTTGATAAGTATCTCCAAAGGCCGTGATGTCTGCTTCGGGGACCGTGAAGTTCAAGCTGACCGAACTCAGCTCATCTTCCAGTGCTACGGAATCAAATGAAAAATCGGCATCCTTTCCGTGAGTTCTAGCCATCGGTAATTCCTCCTAGATATATTCCATATGGCCCTGTAGGCCGTTTTAAGGCCTGTTTACGATACGGCCCGTGTGGTTGACCCGCTGCACTGGAATGTGGCCGTATATGTAGCCGCGTCCCCTACCGGCAGGCTGATCGTGTAGCTGGAAACCATCGCTCCGGTCAGGCCGCTGGAGGTACAGGTGTACTCCGGGGAATCGGTATCCGGCCCTGCCCCGTCCGGGTCAAAGACAAGGGTCTTAGGGCCGCTGGTCAAAGCGATGTGGTCGAAGATCGTGGCGTCCCCGTCACTGGCGAAGTCCGCGTCCAGGGCGCCGGATACGTCGAAGCTCACGTCCTTCTTCCCCGCCAGAAAGTTCTGGTAGGCATCCCCGAAAGCGGTGATATCGGATTCAGCCACCGTCACGCTCATGGTGATGGAGTTGAGCTCATCTTCGATCGCCACGGAGTTGAACGAAAAGTTGGAATCTTTGCCGTGGGTCCTTGCCATAGCATCCTCCTAAGATGGTGTGACGAAGTAGCCGAATGAAACGTAATTCTGGAACGTCCGGCTGCCTGTGCCGGATGATTGGAGTTTCACCCGCCACCACGATTCAGATGCTCCTGGGGCGGTGGCGGTGGTAACGATGAACGTGCCATTCGCCCCGGTGCTTTGCGTCACGGTGCCGAAGTTTATTCTGGTCGTGGGGCTTCCCCAGGTGTCATTGGTTTCGCTCTGGATCTCCAGGGCGATGGTATTGGTCCCGGAGCCGCCCAATTCAACCATCCTCCAGACTCCGATGATCGTATTGGTCGCCGCTATCACGCCGGAGTTATAGCCAGTCCCATTAACTACCACGGTTGACCCGTTGCAGGTTATCGTATTCGCTAGGATGATTTGTGACCTGAACGGTGCGCTTGCACCTTGCCAGGTCACGTTGCAGGCGATGGCATCCCCCACGGTTGAAACACGGGGCGACGCGCTTATCAACGTCGGCCCTTCGTAGCCTACATTCCCCTGGGTCAGGCCACCGGGATAGATGCCCACCCGCCTGGCCGTGGCCGTAAGGTCCGTGAACATCTCGCCGTCATAGTTTGGGCTGGACGTTGACCAGAGCCCGTTCACATCGAAGGTGAATGTCGGCTTCCCCTGGACGTAGGTCATATCCGTATCCGCGAAGGCTGTCACGTCTGCCGGGGTTTCGGCGAAGCTCAGGGTCATGGCATTGGATATCCCACTGAAGTCGAACTCGTCGACCAGCAACCCGGCGCTCTTGGCATGGACTCTAGCCACGGTTCCTCCTCTTGGGTTTCGGGGCTTTCGCTAGCTCCCCCTGCGCCCATTCCGCATCTGATTCCTCGTAAAGTTTGACCGCCTTCAGGCGTATCAATTCCTCTATATCTACCGGTTCATCTCCGTCCAGGGCGAACCGTTGGCCCCGATGGATCCGGAGCGACGACGGCTTGACGCCCGGTCCCTGGACCATCAGCAGCTTCTTCAGTGCCAGGTACCAGACCGGTTCTTCCTCTGCTTCAGCCGTCTTCTTCGTACTTGTCATTTCTTCGTAAAGCTGAACTGGTCGTCGGGGATCGAGTTATCGAAGGCTCTCACCTCCTGGCACTTCTCGCACCGGCCCTGGCTGGTCTTCCCCTCGGCCGGTTCGATGATCCAGTGGTGGACACAGGAGCCTCGTTTAGCTTTGGTCGGCAATTATCCGGTACAGACCTCCGACATGCTGGAAGACTACTCCCGCCTGGTCTTCTGCCAGATAGATATCGGATTCCCGTCGGCACATCAGCAGGGCGTGGCCCGTGATGCTGAGCGACGCGTCTTGCATCACGCCGTCAATCTGGGTATCGATATCCCCCGCCCCCTTGGGCCAAATGCTACGGTCGATCGCCTTGACCATGTAGATCGCGGCCCCTCCCCTTCCCGTGAATGCGAAGTAGTCGTCCACCTTGCTCATGGCCTGGAAGACCACGAAGGGCGGCTCCGTGCCCTGGGGCGCGATCCCGTTGAAGACCCCGCCCGTGGCTTCGTTGGTCACCGCCTCCACATTCAGGACGGAGTAGATGGCCGTGTCCAGGTTCACCCGTAGATTAGCCATCGCTAGAGCTTCGCCATCAGCTGGGCGATCGCTTCCTTGAAGCGGGGAGCCTCCCCTTCAAGCGCCGGGATCATGAAGGGCCTCGCCTTCATATAGACGGTCCCGAACTCTATGAAGGGGGCATACTCCGTCACCGGCCCGATACGCCAGGCCAGGTTCTCACCCCTCATGAATCCTCCCTCCGGTTTCGCTTCGATGGAGTTCATGGTCGTCCCGGTGTCTACGGCGGGCCAGGCAGCTATCCGGGCCTTGGCGTCCTTCTCCACATTCCTGGCGGCGATCTCGGTCGCCTGGGTAACCTGTGACTGTAGCACCCGCCAGTTCGGATTCAGGGTGACTTCGACTTTCAGGTCCATCCTAAATGCGGCCAAAATAAAAACCCTCAACTACCCGTACAAGGGTAATCAAGGGCTTCCACGAGCCTCCCTTACCTTTCCTATCCCCGCCAGCGGTCTAGCCGCTTAATGGGCCTCCTGGGGCCTCTGAAGGCGGTCCCCGTTCAGTTGTCGCCTACCGGCGCCTGGATATATCCTCCCTGTCCGTCCGGTTTCAGCCGGACCGTTACCCCTTCCGGGGCGAAGGTGCTCACCCGTTTACACAAGCGGCACTTGATCTCTACTACGCTATTGGCTTCCAGCCGGATCCGGGCTAGCAGGCTACGGCATTCCGGCCTCCGGCACCGCGCCTCCTGAAGCCCTACAACCGGCGCATCTGGCATCGTTTGACCGCGGTCCAGGACTTGCCGGTGTCTATGGATTGTACCTCATAGGTACCACTGGAATGCAAGACCCGGTCCGTCGGTTCTACTGATTGATCATATCCCACCGTCAGGACGGAGATCGGCTGCACGTCCTGGCGACCGGCCGCTATGGACTCGGCGCCACCGGTGAAGGAGAGGCGGGCCGGAACGTCCTGATAGGAGTTGGCCCACGACTCCGCGTATCCTCCCTGACCGTCGCCGGCCAGACTCTTGCGCTGGATCGTAACGGTATCGGGCATCGCCTTTCGGGTTTCGGTCCGCATATAGATCAGGTCATTCCCCTGGAGTAGTTTATCAACCATCGCTATATCGCCCGAATTGTCCGGTCCCGGAGTCCAGTATGTTCAGGCCGGTGACCTCGTCAGAATCGGTGTAGACCGAGTACCCGTCCTTTCGCCGCGGCATCACCGTGGTGGTCCCGCTAGCCTTTCGCCGGAGCCTTTTGGCTTGCGTCATGAACATCTGGGCTACTTGCCCCTTCTGGAAACTGGCCCCGTCCGCGGAGAACGTGAAATCCCTGGCGAACCGGACCGCCAGGGTTTCGCAGGCACGGGCCGCGGACTTGAGGACGCTATCACCTTCCTGGCTCAGGAAGTCGTCGATCTCCGCATCCTGGAATAGAGCCCGGTCTTCGTCGGTATCGCCTATCTCCAGCCGGACCCTGTCCCGGTCTGCCGTGCTGCCTGCCGTATAGCTGAAAGCCATTACACCCTCACGAAAACGGTTAAGGTCAGAGCATCCGTCAGAGCATCGGAGCCAGCCAGTTCTACCAGGAGGTTCCCGTGGATCAGTGCCGGGACGTACGCCCCGGTTATGGCAGAGCCAGAGTTGTCATCCATCTGGATGGACGGGTAATACCAGGCGTCCGTGGCGCTGTTGGTGATGGTCAACAGGGTTAAGGCCACGGGGTCGCCTGGCGAGGAAAGGGTGGTATCGGTTGAAGCCGGGGCTGACGCGTGGAAGTTGAAATACCCTGCCAGAAGCTCGCAATAAGGCAGGGCCACAACCAGGGAGCCGGTTGCCGAGGCATCGGATCCCGTGGTCGAAACTTTTATGGTGTGGCGCTCGATAGTCATCAGCGGCCAGCGTAATAGACGACGACAACCTCAGCGGTGTCCGGCGAGTTGGCCTGGGCGATCGTTACCTTGATATTGTCACTTATGCAGACCTTGTCGTAGACTTCTTCAGTACCATCGTAGGTGACATCGGCCCCGGTTTCATCATCTATGACATGGCGTGGATGGAACCAGCCGCTGGTATTGGCGTTGGTCAGAGTCAGGATCGTTAGGGCCGGGCCGTTATTCCCCGCCGTGGCTATCGTCACGTCTGTAGTATTGGGTGGGGAATCCCCATATGTCACCCCGATGGAGCATATCTGCCCGGTTACCACATGGCCGCTGGTATTGTTTGCTGTAGCGGAGCCGTCGCCACCGGAGGCGGCCCCGGTGTTGATTGTTACCGATTCATAACCGTATGCCATTCAGCCCTCCTATATTTTCCCTGGATGCCTGCGATGGGACAGGCACCCAGGACATCCACCCTGTGACAGTTAGATGTCTGCCCAAAGGCAGCCGGACATTTAACTGTCAATGGCTGGTAGGACGTAGCCGCTGGCCGTATCGGTTGCGCTCCCCAGGTTGTCGAACTGGCGCACACCGTCAGCATCAATCAGGATCTCAGAAGCGGTATCAGCATGACCGATACGGTTATGGGCGATGATGCCCGTGTTATCGCTGGTGTCCGAATCAATCAACAGGTCACCAGCGGTGTTTAACCTGTAGATGTGATTGTAGGCAATCTCACAATCGGTGACGTCTTTCCCCGTTGCTACTGAAATAATGGCTTCAGAGTTGGCAACACCCATGCGGATATAGTTGTTGTTGAAGACCAGTCCAGCGATGTCACCGCCGATGTCTATCACACCGTTGTTGCCCGTATCTGGGCTGATGACCACATTGTTGGTGAACTCCAACCGGTCACATTCGTTGTTAGTAGTTGTGCCTTTTATCAGGTCAACAAAATTCATATTTGTGGCGGTATCGACGAACCGGCATTTGTTTACAACGAACCCGGCGGCGCTCAAGTCAAAGACCTCAACGATGTCGGCGTAGTTCATGGAGAAGATCATATTGTGGATCTGCGTATCGTCGGCGGTCACATCGATATCCGTCGTGGCTGCGGTGTCCAGGGTAATGGTCGGGCGGCTGTTGCCCACTCCCATCCCGATGACGGTTATCCCGGCAACGTCGAAGGTTATCGCGGCCGCGGCAGAGATGGTTTCACTGTGGCCCGGAGCCACCAGGATCACGTCCCCGTTGGATGCCGTACATTTTCCGATGGCGCCGTCCAGGGTAGCCGCGGGCTGCTTAGGGTTGGTGGCGGCATTGTCGTTATCCGCAGCGTCCGCTCCCGAATCGACGTGGTAGACGTTACCAGTAGTAAGCAGCGGGCTACCGATCCCGCCCAGTCCCTCAACCGGGACACCCCGGCTCTTTACTCCAGATGGAAAATTGGTAGGCATGACCAGTTCCTCCTTAAAGTTGGAACCAGTGGGGGCCGCGGGGTACTTACCACGACCCCCACCAGCTTAGCCCAGGTCTATTAGCTAGGGTTCTGTCCGTAGATCCAGCGCCAGTCAGTCCAGCCGATGCCGTATCTCATGTAGCCCCTGAACTTCGCGGTCAAGCCATCGAAGTCTTCAGCCTCGGAGAACTCAGGTTTGATCCTCCATTGCCAGATCAAGTGCTGCTTCATGAGCGTGGAATCGATCAGGAACCAGGCGTTACTGTCCGTCAGGCGGTCCCAGACCACCGGACGGAATCTGCCCGAGAACATATTGATGTCGTACTGGGCCGAACCGGGCTCATAGATGGCCCGTTCGCTAACCAGCTGGGTAGCCGTGCGCTCCAGTTCCGGCGGGACCAGCAGCATATCGGGGTTGACCCCCAGGAGCTGGTCCCGGTCGTCCGTGAAATTCCTCATGGCTTGTCTGGTCGTGTCCAGATTGTCCAGGGTCAAGGCCAGGGTGGCCTCGTTCGCCTGGGTGTTGTTTGTATTTGCCGGACCGTGCGGGTGGGCGGTGCTCAGAAGACCCACGCTGTCAGCCCCGTTGGTGCTTGCTCCCATCCGGTTCGTGCCCGAATCGGTGAAGCCGTTAATGAAGATCTGGGCCGCGTCTGCTTCGATCGTGGTGTTGAAGCTATCGGCCATGTTGCTAGCCCGCCTACGGATCTGGTTGAACTGGTCGTCGTCGACCAGCCGACGTTCCACCTGGATCCCCATCGCGAACTCATAGTTGCGTATATCCGTTCGGTACCCGGCATCAAAATCCTTATAGGCTACGGTCCCGTCGAAGACGGGGACCAGGCCCTGGGCTCCCATGCCCTGGTACTGTTCCTCGAAGCGGGTAGAGGTTTCCACCCCGAAGAGGAGTTCCATGATCGGCCGGGGTCGGCTCATTCCGATGTCAAAGATCCGCTTGAGCCCCGGCTTTAACAGGTCGGCGAAATTCCCACTCGTAAGAGGCATCTAGCCCTCCTATCGAACTATTGGACTTTGGAAAGATAGTGGGTCGGGGCCGTGAATTGGACGCGGGTTTCGTCCGAAGACTGCCTCTTCCTCTCCACGACGACAAACTCATTATTGCTGGCGGCGGCGATAGTCTGCGCCCCGGTTGCCCCGGACACATCCAATAAAGCCCCTGCCAGTCTTGCGCTGGTGTCGTTCCGGTCCGCATAGACCGCGTCCGGGTTGATGATAGCCTTGACGATGGTGGTACTGTCCGTTCCGGCTACAACGCCAGGTTGTCCATCCGTGGCATCGTCCGGGTTCTCCGGGCCGACGAATACGCCTACCGCGGCGGTATCACCCGTCGCCAGTAGGTCTACCTCGCCAGACTCCAGATTCAGCATATCCCCACGGGTCAGTGTTTCCGAATCCTTCATCAGGAAGGTAGCGATCAGGGGCCGTCCCCCTGACACGTTGTAGCGCCACTCGAAGCCATTTGCGGCCATAGTTGATCTCCTTACGGGTTCTATCCCCGGTTCAGAAGTTTAGATCCCCTGGGCATACTCCTCGTCGGTCATGCCCATAAGACGGGCCGCCTCTCGCTGGCCCTCCGTTAGCCGCAGGGTCGGGGCCGGTTCCCCGGATTGCGGGTTCAGGTTCGGCGCGCGATTGGACTGCCCTTTCAAGTACGGCTTGTCTTCCATGAGTTGAGTCAGGGCCGCATCCACCCCGGTCACCCCGTCCTCCTCGCTGTACCGGACGTTCGCCCGGTCGACCAGGAGCAACGCGGCGTCAGGGTCGATGATACCCAACTGGCTTGCCCGCACCTTTACCTCGGAGGCGATCATCGCTGCCGATATCTGGTCGGCTGCGGAGGCGGCTTTGCGTTCGGCTTCGGCCGCTCTGGCCTCCAGCTTCTCTTGCTCGGTAAGTTGTGCTTGCTCCAGTTCGTCGGCCCTGGCGGCCCGGTCCTTTAGCTGGCCGTAATCAGCGAACTGGTTACGGACCTCTTTGCGGGTCTGGGCCTGGAGGCGGTTCACGTCTTCCTGGGTGAACGTCCGCTGCTGGCCCTCGCCCTCCGGGTCCGGCTGGCCTGCCGGTGGGACCGCCTGGGCTACCTCATCTCCTGTCGGAGCCGTGTTCTCTGATACCATAGATCCCCCTACTTATACCCGCAGGGTTGCGGTAGATTCCATTGTAGGATGGCATGAAAGCGGATTACAATGTGCCAAACTATACAATCACTTGGAATATTTATCGCCCTTGTTGTTCTTCAACCGTCCGTCTTTGGGTGGCCCCGGTTTCACCCTTCCCTTGGGAGCCAGCCCCAATCTTCGGTTGACCATCTTACCATTCGCCTTGTTAGGCATATCGTCCTCCTATATGGTGGTCCGGCGCTTCCTCCGCGGCCCTGGCAGGGTCCATCGGTTCGTCGTCCCCTATGTGGTTCTGTTCCAGGCCGCAGTTCCGGCAGATCCTCATCACGATCCGGATCTGGGCGTAGGTCGCCCGGTCCTGAGGCCACAGGGCTGCCAGGGTCAGGTCTTCAGACTCGCACCGATAACATCTCATCGGGTTATTCCGGGGCCTGTTCCGTCTGGCGGCGGCGCCGGGGAGTCGGTGGCTCGGTCACCTCCGGGGCGTCTTCCTTGAATGCCGCGTTGCAGCCGCCGCATATCAAGGGCGTACTGGTGTCCTGCATACTACGGTCGCAGAACGGGCACCAGACCACCCCGTTCCTGTGCCGGACCACCGGCCTGGACTCCCCCGTTATCCATTGGGCGATCATTCCGCTTCCTCCGTTCCCTCGATGGCCTCCGCTTCCTCTGCGGCCTGGCGTTCCTCCCGTTCCTTCGCTACGCGCTCCCTGGCCTGGGCAAAAGTTTCGGAGAAGTGAGAGTTAATCTTCGGGCCGGGGTCCGTATATTCATCCTTTGAAATAAACCCTGGTGTCGTCATCATTTCACCCCTTCGACTAATGATTGAGTCTGCCTGATCTCCACGTGGAGGATCTCCCCTACTCGCATCCGTCCAACAGCGCGTCCTCCGCCCTCAGGTATAGACAGAGTGCGATACGTCCCCACGACCTCGAATCGGCCGCTAATGATGGTTTCCGCTTCCCCTATATAACTACTGATAGGTTCGATATTCAATCCCCTAGCCCCAGGTTGCAATTTGAATACAACGGAGGCGTTAGCTTGGTCGGTACCCGCCCCTGCGAACTCGGGGGATGCCGCTTTCTCATAGATCCTTGAGAAGCTGGAGATATGGCTATCGAATACCGTTCCTTTCGAATAGATAGCTTCTACATCTTCAATAGTATCCCCATATGTTTTAATACCTCGGTAAAGCGTGTGCCTGCTTCGCGATCCGTTCGCTGCGGCCTCGGCTAATCTTGCACCGGTCTGCCAACTACGAACGCCGGTTACATCTTCCCCTGCCATCCATTTCGCGGCGCCTTCGCGGTGTCCCTCATTGCCACCTGATATCCAACGGCTTACGGCCTGGTTGATCTCCTCACCTTCCCGTGTGGCCCCTAACTTTTGGCGGTTCGCGTTTACGATGAGGTCGGCTTGGTTACGGTTCCCGAGTGGCAGCTTCATATTCTCCAGCTCCTTGTTCACCTTCGAATACTTGCTAGGCTCGGGCTCCACCTGTTTGGGCTTGCGAGGCCTGGGTGGTCTTTTGGGGGCCGGGATAAACGCGGGCGGCTCGGGTAGTCCGGCCTTCTTCGCCGCCTTCGATATCTTCGACGCTATAGCGGCCTTGTCATGGATCTCAATCCACTTGGTTAATGGGACCGGCTGCTTCTTACCCGCCGCCTTGACCAGTGTATTCCTGAGGGATGGCACTCCTGCCGCGTCGCCCCATATCGGGCTGCTCCTGATCTCTACCAGGTCAGCTAGATTAAGGTCGCCCGTCTGGTATGCCCTGAACCGGGAAGGGCCAAGCATCCTTTTCTGGACCGCCTTCCCCTGGTTCATGAACCAGCTCTGCCCGTTCTCCGGCTGGGGCGGCATCTCTACGTCCAGGCCCAGGTCCTTATAGGTGATGGTTTCCGGAACTATGGCGCAACGCCCGTTCGGGTGCTCGTTCAATGGTTCGTCAAGTTTGTAGAGAGTACCGTCCAGAGCGATGCAGGCCATACACGTGGTGTCGTCTTTGGTAGCCATACGCCTGTAGCCCGTGACTACCTGGGAATTGTTGGCGTATTGCAGCCGTGTGGACTCTCGGAAAGCCCTGTTGGTTTCCGTCCGAGCTATCAGCAGAGCCCTGGATAGCGGTATCCCGGCAGCGACCCGCATCAGCTGGGCGGTTTCTCTTGGACTCTTGCCCAGAGCTATCCCGTTCCCTATCGCGTCCTTGATCGGGGCCGCGGCCTCCGGGCCGAGCGGCGCCAGCAAGTCCCCTATCGGTTGGCCGTCACCGGAGATCCCCACGAAGTTGGTGAAAGCCTCCTCCGGCAGGCGGTTCCACTCCAGGCCGATATTCGCCAGGTTCTCCATGGTGACCCCACGGGGCAATCCAGCGGCTACCGCCTGGCGGGCGCCACGACGGCCCAGGCCGACCGCCGCACGCTGGGAAGCTGTGACCGTATCCCCCGCGGCTTTGGAGAAACGTGACGCGCTAGCCAGGAACTGTTTCTCCAGGTCTTTCATCCGCTGCATCCGCATGGCCTGCCAGGGTTTGAGGCCTTGCGCCTGGGCTATCTTGACCAGGGCCTGGGTATCACGTTGAAGCTGCCGGTAGACCGGCGCATAAGCACGGACCACCTGGGCCGAGGCCCTGGCGTCCTGGGCTTCAAGTAGTTTCCGAAACCCCTCAACCGATTCCTGTGCTCCAGACGGTCCGGGCACGTTACAACTCTCCGGCCTGGAAGTTCCTCAGGATCTCGGCGCCTATATTGGTTTCCCCTTGCCGTTCGGTAGCGCCGTCGATATCCATCTGGTCTATCTG